TTACGAGCCTACCCGAAGGGTTGAGCGTCGGCGGCAACTTAGACCTTGAAGGCACGGGCATTACGAGCCTACCCGAAGGGTTGAGCGTCGGCGGCAACTTATACAAAGATTTCGAATAAAACTTAAACTTACTAAATAGAGGAAATAAAAATGCCACAATTTGATGATACTCACGTAAAGATACTCGGCTGTTTTGTTGTTTGGGACGGAATTACTCGACCCGATAAGAACCAAGATGGATCGCCGAAATACTCGCTCAAGGTCGTTTGTAACCCGAACAGCCCCGATCTTGCTCTGTTTCAATCGTTGGCTAATACGTCGCTGCAGCAGTCGAAATTCCAAGGCGTACTGCCGCAAGGCGGACGCATGCCGATTGGCCAAGCTATGCCGACCGAATTTAACGGCATGTACAACGGCTGGGCGGTTCTAAACTGTAACACTCAACGCCTGCCAGACGTTTACGACGAAAACGGTCAACGTCTCGACCCAATGCAATACGGACAGGCGCTATATGGCGGCCAGCAGGTTGATGTTTTGCTTCACTGTTATGAGTACGACAAAGCAGGCAACAAAGGTATCGCGACCGGTCTTGATGCGTTCTCGATCATTGCAAGCGCAAATGCCCAACGCCAGAACTTTGGCGGCAGCGGAGTTGATACTTCTCGCGCATTTGGTGGCGGTCAACCGCAGCAGGCGCATAATTTCATGCCTCAGCGGTAATCACCACTTCGCCGCCGGGTCAATACGACGGGCGGCCTTTTTAACGTAGGGCTCCCAAAATATGTGTAAAGACAACGAACATGACCTCCAAGTAATTACCCGAATTCACCCTAGCTGGGACGACTCCGAAAAAGTTGTTCGATGGTGCGCCCAATGCGGGGCTATAGTTGGAGATTTGGAGATAGACAATCGAACTCGTCCGGGTGCGTGGGGGAAAATGCGCTTTCCGGCTTCGGCACTCGAGGGCATTTGACATGTATTTCTATAAAAAGCAAGGAAAACAGCACGTCGATTTGAGGGGCGATTTTGTCCTTAGCCATAACGACTCGCTGATTAAAACCCGAGTCAAAAGCGCCGCCCCACGGTTCGCCCATAACGGCACGTATATTCTCCAAGTCGGCAAGCATAAGATCAAGGCAACGTTCGCTGCTATCGCATTTATCTGGGGCAAGAATACCGCACTGACACCCGAAGCAATCGAGGAGGATGGACTATGAAACTAGCGACTTTAGACAAATTCAGTCGAAAGGCGGCATACCAAGCAGTTCTTGCCATGAAGCAGGACGATCGCGTGCCGCCCGGCAAACAACTTGATAAACTTTTAAATTTTTTCGCTCCCGCGTTACCGAAAAAAGCTAAATCCGCCGAGCAAGGGGTAGGTATGGCGTGCGGTATTAAAGACGTCCGAGAATTCACGCACTACATTCATGTGAAAAACGGCATAGCGACCGCCACCGATGGTCATAGAATGCACTGGGCGGACACTTACCTACCTGACGGGACTTACGATCCTAAAACGCAATTGCGGGTCGACTATAAGGGCACGCTGCCCGACCTCGATAGGGTAAAGGCTCCGTTTAACGCGCCAAACTCATGCAGAACCGTCGAGGCGGAACCGTGTCTAAGTTCCCCCGGAACAAAAACCAAGCCATTTCAATTCGTAAAATTCACCAACGGCGGGGCGGTTCGAGCCGACTATTTAAAAGCGGCAACCAACGGCAAGGATTTAACGGTTTTTGTTGATAGTGTGAACGCGGAAAACGGTTGCACCGGGAACTCGGAGTACGGCAAATTCCGTATTATGGGGGTGCGAGTATGAAACGCCTATTATTCGGGCGACATACGTTCGAACATTATGTTGGCGAACATCTTGATCCGGATGAATGGCCAGCCGACGCAACTCAACTTTCCGCCAATACTCCAATCTCGGTAGACCTCGGCACGTCGCTTGTATTGCCTTCAATGGATTTCGAGACGTATAGCGAGGCAGGTTTCAATATCGACCCCCAGACGGGCAAGGTGAAAGGCGTAGGCGCGCAAGGTAAAGGCGGTCTGCCGGTCGTCGGTACGCCGAACTATGCCTGCCATGATTCGACCGAAGTACTCTGTTTGTATTATGATTTGAAAGACGGCAAAGGCAGACGGGCGTGGTACCCAGGGTTTCCCGATCCGCTTGATTTAATCGCCCACATTCAAAACGGCGGGTTGATCGAAGCGTGGAACGTGACCTTTGAGTTTTGGATTTGGAATATGGTCTGCACCAAGCGTTACGGCTGGCCAGTGTTAGAACTCGAACAATGCCGGTGCGCTATGGCCAAATCAAGACGGCATAGCCTTCCGGGCGCATTGGGTAAAGCTGCTGCAGTTCTCGGCACCCTAGAAAAAGACAAAGAAGGTGGCCGGTTAATCCAGAAACTAACCAGACCCCATACGCCAGCCAAAAACCGACCCGAGCACCGATGGACGCCAGCGACGGCGTGGGACGACTTTGTAAAATTTTACGCCTACTGCGACGTCGATGTTCAAACCGAAGATCACGCCTCTGCAATGATCCCCGACCTAAGCCCGCAAGAGTTCGCTACCTGGCAAATGGATCAGACCATAAACGTTCGCGGCGTGCCGGTCGATACTGAAGCACTCGACGCCATGCTGGACATACTTGGCCAGACTGAACGCAAATATACAATGGAGCTCGGCCAGATAACTCAAGGCGCGGTGGGTTCAGTGTCCGAAGTGGCCAAGTTCGTGGACTGGCTCGGGTCGGTCGGGCTCAGTATGCCGAATATGCAGAAACAAACCGTCTCTGATACGCTCAAGCGTGAAGACATTCCGCCGGTCGCTCGAAGGGCACTAGAAATACGCGATACACTCGGCGCGGCCAACGTCAAGAAACTCCGAACGCTTAAACTGCAGGTCAGTAGCGACGGACGACTTCGCGACCAGTACATGTACTGCGGAGCCGATAGAACAGGGCGCGCTTCGGCGGGCGGCGTTCAATTGCAAAACATCACGTCGAAAGGTCCGAAGTCGGCTCAGTGTGAAGCGTGCGAAGAATTTTTTAACCCGGACGAGTGGGCCAGTGAGTGCCCGCATTGCGGGTCTTTCATGTTCCACACGATGTCAGATTGGACGGTTGAAGCGGTTGAATCCGCTATCAAGATGATTTTAACGCGAAAACTCGACCACCTTGAGGTCGTATGGGGCGACCCGATTACGGTGCTTTGTGGCTGTCTGCGGGGACTACTCATGGCCGTCGAGGGCAAGGATTTCATTTGCTGCGACTTCTCGGCGATTGAAGCGGTGGCGGCGGCGTGCTTATCTCGTTGCCAATGGCGGATCGAAGTATTCAGCGGCCATGGCAAAATATACGAGCAAAGCGCGGCCAACGCCACCGGCATTCCGTTTCAAGAAATCCTCGACTACAAGAAGAAAAACGGCATGCACCACCCCGCCCGAAAGACTATCGGCAAGGTGCGAGAACTGGCCGGTGGGTACGGCGGTTGGATCGGAGCATGGACAAATTTCGGCGCAGATAAATTCATGAACGAGGACGAGATTAAGCAGGACGTCCTCAAGTGGCGTGAAGAATCGCCCGAAATCGTCGAGATGTGGGGCGGTCAATTCCGCTGGTGCGGTCCGGGGAAATGGGACTACCGACCGGAGCTTTTCGGTCTTGAAGGCGCGGCGATTAACGCCATCCTTTACCCTGGCCAATGTTTCAGCCATATCGATATAACCTACGCGGTGCGCGACTATATTCTTTATTGCCGTTTGCCTTCAGGACGTTATTTGCATTACCACCGCCCACGCCTAGCCGAAGCGCAGGACAAATTGAACAGGGGGCCGTCGTATCAAATCACCTTCGAGGGCTATAACTCAAACAGCGCCAAAGGTCCTATAGGCTGGCACCGCATGGAGACTTACGGCGGACGCCTATTTGAGAACGTCGTGCAAGCGGTGGCGGCGGACATTCAGTTCGATGCACTACTGCGTTGTGAGGCAAGAGGCTATCCGATTGTCATGCATACCCACGATGAGGGCACCGCCGAAGTACCGGAGTGGTTCGGAAGTGTTGACGAGATGTCGGCGATAATGTCCGAACGTCCCGAGTGGGCTTCATGGTGGCCACTACGCGCCGCCGGTTGGCGACATAAACGATATCAGAAGGATTAATATTATGATAGTCAACTACAGGAAGCAACCCATGTGTGAATTACAAGAAAGCGTTAATAATTTGAGCGACATCTGCCATTGCGCCGCCGTCGATGGTGGTTGGTGGCATGACCTAGAAACTGGCGAACGTCTGAAACGCAATAAAGCCGAACTGCTCTGTTTGATTCATTCCGAGATTTCGGAGTGCTTGGAGGGCGTTCGTAAGGATTGCAAAGACACCCACCTGAAGCACCGCAAAATGGAGGAAGTCGAGCTGGCCGATGCGTTGATCCGAATTTTTGACTATGCGGGCGCGTTTGGCCTTGATCTTGGCGGTGCATTGGTTGAAAAATTGAAATATAACCAACAACGTGCCGATCATAAGCCGGAGAACCGCGCCATGGTCGGGGGCAAAAAGATATGAGGACGCTCAATGAGATAACCGCCGCCGCCCCGACGTAATAGAAGGTCGCAAAGGCGTCGTCAATTTTTGTACCAGCCCAAGCAAACGATAGGGTGCAAATACTGAAAACAATTACTGCTGTTCGATCTTGCTTATGGCAGATGATAGCAGAGAGCGCAATCAGTGTTAGTACAAAAACACTTAAGGCAACATTTTACTGTGTGTCGGGTTTTGGCCGAGTTTTCCCGTCTCCGCCCGCGCTCGGAGTTGCAACAACTTTTGGTCTTTCACGGGCAGAACAACAAAGATCGTCATAAACTACGGTTTCAAATTCCTCACCGTCCTGTATTACCTGTTGTTGCGCGCCGTTGTTGTCTTTGTAATCGATTACGACTTCTCTATCATCAGCGCAATGCGCCGAAACTTTAATTGAGGTTGTCATACTATTTCTCCGGTTTGTTGTGTGCTTCATGTGAAAGTTCTTCGACAGGTTCAATCCGGTGGAGTAGATCGTCAACTTTCGCCTGTAGTTCAAGTATCTGTGGAATTCTGCAACTTTGCTGCGCCTTGCGTTCCTCGAACCGTACATCGATGTATCGGTTAACAATAGAACCGAGATTAAGCCCGTTAAAAAATAGCCATATCGACGAAACAAAAGCGATACCTGCGACGCCCCAAAACCAGTTCGGGACGCGATCTATTGCTTTCTTCTCGACGTCGGCTATGGTGTCTTCGTTCATTTCGCACCATGTTTGTTTTTGGAGTGTTTATCATAAGTTCTGTTAACCGCGTAACCCGTATAGCCTACTCCAAAGAGCGTCCACATCGCGTCAGGAATGGCCGCCAACCAAAGCTGCAGTCCAGTTGCAATGCGTTCTGCAATTTCAGGCTGAAACGCCGACAAAACGCCCATAGGGATGGCGGTTAGAATCATAAGGTACATGACATATAAAAACGACGGTCTTGCTCTAGACGTCCAAGGGTCTTTCGAGTTTGCTTCTGCGATAATTGCAGACATTCCGATCTCAAGTTCCTTTAGTTTTCCTTGCTGAGCCAAAGTTTGCAATTTAAGCTTTGCCGCTGATTTTTCTTCGTCGCTGGTAAAAAGCGAATCGATTAATCCAAAACCTGCTGAAATTACATCGCCGATAATTGGTGTCATAACATTACTCCACTAATTGAATGTGCGGCATATCCCAGCCGTAAAGTTTAGAGCGGCTAGACTTCCAAAGACCGCCCCATTTGACTCTGTAACCAAGCGTCGAGGCGGCCTGTAAGAATGCCGCTGCCACCATGGCCAGGTGCTCGGGATCCCAGCTTGCTTTCCCGTCTACATACGCGTAAAAGTCCAACGCGTTGCCTGATTGGTGTTCGCTTAGTTTCTCAAAGCCGTCGGCCTTTGATTTGCCTTCTTTAAATAGTTGGTTTTGCGTTTCGGCGGTTCGCTTACCTGCAACCCTACCGTGACCAAAATCAACCAGCGAAATAGTGATCGCTAGGTCGCTTATTTGGATTAACCGGACGTCAACTTCTGACCGGTTACGCTTTGATCTTTCACTGAGAGCAAACACTATATGCCCGCCATGATTGAAATATTACCCGACACCCTATTCGAGTCTGCGGTTGTCGGTGCTTTGATCGTCGTGGTTATGGCCGTACTCCCCGTAACCAAGTCGAATGTCCCTGCACTCGGGTCGATGGCGCTCACCTGCAGCGCAATATTGGCGTCGTCAAAGAATTGCTCCGTTACGGTTGATAGAGACGACGCGCCTAAGCTAGTATAGTTGATATCTATTTTTTCAATCGACCGTACAGTGTTAGTCCCCGCCTTCTTAATTAAGCCGGTTGTTATCGCGTATGAAGTATCTATCGCAACCGGCAAAGTGTACCCGCCCGCACCGGTTAAATCTATAGATCGATATCCGTTCGACCCGTCGCTGGTAGGTATACTTTCAAATATATGAGCGTCACCATTTACCAAGTCCCCGCTGAATCGATTCCCGCTTAGCAATACCGTATTCCCATTAACTAGAAACTCATGATGTATCCCGTAATCTAGTTTCGTTACGTCAAGATTGTTATCAATCACAGAAATATCCACCAGCGCTGAAGTCGCGATGGACCCGAAGCGGTCAACCTTGATACCCGCACTTAGGTTGGCACCTGTAAACGTTGTTAAACCCGTTAGTATTGTGTTCCCTATAATGTCCATCATCGTAGAAGTGATCGACCGTATGCCAAACATATCGACGTCGTCCGTATCTTTAAATATTTTTATATTGTTTCCGCGAATTGACGAGGCTTTGCAAAGGTCGGCTTTTATTCCTACGTTTAGCGTGGCCGCTCCCGTAAAGTCCAAATCTAAAGTATTATCCGATATGTTTATGTTTTCAATTGAAGGTAAATTAGCGCCGAGATACGATTCTGATCCGCCGAAGTCTATCCCTATTCTTGCTAAACCCACTATTGTGTTGTTGGATATAACGACATTTTTAAAAGACTCGCTGTTGTTGCCGTTAGTGATTATAGATACCGCTGAAAGGTTTGCCTGTGTGGTCAGATTGAAAGTGTTACCTTTTATTATAAGCCCGTCAATACTCGCGTCGTCAACATCCGTCCTAATGAATTTACCGAACGACCTGCTTGTCCCTTCGAAATAGTTATTGGCAATTATCACATTTTTCGCTGTGCCGCCATTATGCCCGACGTGTAGCAGCGTATTGGTGTTCGTATTGATAAACCGATTGTCGGTTATAGTGACTTGCTCCGTTTCAGTTCCGTCTATGTTTAACCCTAAAAACGCCGCCCCGTTCGCAGAGTCAACTTGTACCGCGGAATTTTCAGCAAATCCCGTCGCTCCGTTACTGTTAAGCTGGGTGTTCCCGGCAAACAGTATGTTTTTAGACCCTCCAATATCAAGACAATGCTGCGTGTGGTTTCCAAAGTGACAGTCCCGAACTATTAATCCGTCGCCATGCCCGAACGCGATTAGGTCGCCATTCGTTGCGTTTCTTTCGGTGTTTGTAACACTGTCGGTCATAGTGAGGTGTTCTATGGTGATGTTACCTGCGGCTGCGTATCCGGTAGCCGTGTCCGCATCGTCATTGACAAAAAGGATACTAACTTCCTCTAAGACAAGCCGAGTAATAATCGTCCCAGCTTTGGACTCACCAAAAACGCGCACATTTGCGGGTATCCTCAAACAGTACGCCGGTGCATCGCCGGTAGATAACGCGTAAGTTCCGTCTGGGAAGTATAAAGAACCGCCGCCAAGAGCCTTTAAGTAGGCCGCCGCCGCACGAACCGCGACGGTATCGTCTGCCCCCGTGCCTTTTGCACCGAAGTGCTTAACATTTGCGGAAGTGCCTGTCCTCAGTTGAAAACTAATTAACGCATCCTCGGTACTTACTATAAAATCCGTCCCGTTTGGCGTACCACTTGAAGTGAGAACACCGACGTACGGGGCTCCACTGTTCAGGCCGTTACCGGTATCGAATTCTAAAGTAGTCACCAGTTGCCCGACCTTCGGCTCTTTCATGCTGGCCATAGTAATTGTCGTTAGTTCCGTCCGACCCGAGATACTTAAAAGGGCTTGTAAAAACTGGGATTCACCTACTTTATCTGGGGAGCCACTAGGCACTATGCCCGCCGCCGTTAATAAAGATTGCTGGAACCCGATGTTATCATTAACGATAGCTTGTTCCCATGGCGTTCCCGTACCGTCCCCCGGAACGGTAATATTTCGAGCCGACCCATACGGGTAGTCTGCATCTGACGGGTTTATTTTCCCAGGGTATTGCGTTTCTAAATTTAATGACATGATTTATGCTCCACTATCCGTATTCAACTAGTATACCTAACCATTGTTGAGTCGGGCAAATTTTAAGACAAAGATCCTCGAACTCACTCCGTCTTTTTGAGTCAACTATTGCTAAGTCTCCGAAAACTTGGCCACCTATGTACAAAAAATATGGCCATTTGTCCGGTTCGTTCGGTACTACATACTCTTTTAACTTGTCTATGAATCTAAAATAATTTCCGCATAGTGCGTCAGGCTCACCAGCTTCCGCAAGTACTTCTCCGCAAGCCGGTATTATATCGGGCGTAGTCTCAAAAATTTTATTAACCAGCGGATAACCGAGCGGGCTAAATCCGTTACCAGACTCCGCAAAAGACTCTCCACATGCTGCGTTAGCCTCTCCGCATTCAACCAGCAAATTAGCCCCCGTAAATTCGCGCCGTATCCACTGTAAAGGGTTTCGGGGAGTAACGCATTGCTTAACACTTACCGCTGGCTTAGTTCCCGGTTCCCACCATTGGTGGACATAGACGTCGAAACCCGCTCCGCGTAGAGTGTCCTGAATATACCGAGGATCTTGACCGCCAAGGGCTTTCCATGTCGCGTCTAATCTATTCCGTCGTTCTTGCTCAGTAGTGCCCGTATCGCGTAGCCCGAATTGATCTTCCCAAGCGTCCAACTCTCGGGTTGTTTGCGGGAAGACATCAAGCCATACCAAATCGAAAAAAGATTTTACATTGTCACCTGTAGCTGCCAACCCGTCAAAAAACTGCCGAAGCTGTTTATCAACCGTTGTTCGCCATGCTCTCGCATTAGGCAATAGATGCTGTAGGATGCGCAAAAAATTCATACAAACGTTACCGTACTTGCTTTGGCTTTCTCACCGATACCGAGAGAATATAACTCAACATTGATCGTTGATTGGCTAACAATTACCGAGCTAAATATTCCGCCCGCCGCACTAACAATATCGTCCACCGTTCCGCCTATTGCACTTCGAGTTATTCGGTCGCGTCGTGGTAAAACCGACAGGCCTGTAATGAACGGCTCACGGTCGAGAAAGTATTCTTCGATGGCGGTCGTTATGGTTGCTTGAACCGATGCCAAATTATCAACCTGCAGGCCAGTTACTTGGACATCAAAACCCGTGCGGGTTATCGGGAAAGTGTTTGCTAGCGCATTAGCCGGACGCCTGCTTGCCAGCCCGTTGCTGTCTAACTCGATGGAGTCAAGAACCTCTTGAAGTTGTGGTGCGGTTGGAGTGCCATCGGGGTCGCCCGAACTTTCCGGCGTCGCTTCAACGTAAACGTCCACTTGGCCGGGACAATCGCTAGTGTACGGATAAATATTTATGATCCCCGCCGGTTCTTCTCCCCATATTTCGTAATCGGCATACGCGCCGCCTTGAGGGCGTTTCTGGAACCGGTCGATTACTCGCTGGCGGTAGGCTTCGGTTGTCTCTGCGTCGGCACCTGTGACCGTCTGTGTGACGACTATAGCATCACGGGCAACGTTCGCCAATGGGTTGGCAAAAGAAACAGTCGCGCCGGGATCAAGGTTTCCGATCACGCCCGCACCCCCGCCACCGGTTTGGTCTGAAACCGCCCGGATAGTTGCTTGAACGGTTGCCGCGTTAAGCGACACTGCGCCGATAGTGATATAAGTCACGCCGTTATCAGTGTTCACTAATTGGGACCCAGACGGCAAAGTGCCAGTTTGATTGTTGACCGTCATGTCGATGGTCATTTCGGCGATCGTCGCAGCGGCTGGGTCGCCAACACCAATCAAACGCCCCCACTCGGTCAAAGGGTTCACGTCTTCGCCGTTAATGTTGGTGGCGGAAAAACTGGCCGTCCTTACAAAAATTTGCAAGAACATGAAGCCGCCGTACTTGTACAAAATAACAAAAACGCCAGCCAGTGCTTTGGCCAGTACGCGCATAAAGGATTTAGGCAATAACGGTATCGATTGGTTAAGCGACGCTTCTAACTGCGCAATGATGTTATCGTTTATCGCTTTCGTTGTTGGTGTAATTAAGCTCATGGTGCGACCTTCCAATTTTCTACGAACTCAAAGCGCGACTCTTCGCCATTCGCCTCGAGGTCTATTATCAGTTTTATTCGGTTTAGCCCAGGTATTGAAGCCGCAACCGATACTTTCGACGCTACGTTGCTGCTCAATAACCAATCGAGATCACGGACAGCGGCGTCTTCAATTCTTCGCAAATTTCCTGACGTGGCCGGAATGCCCTGCAGCAAATATTGCGTCTCGCTTCGGTACTGTCTTTCTAATTCGTTTTCGTCAATATTCCCCCACCAATTTAAAACCGAGTCTTGCTCCCCACCATCGTCTTCATTACCGCCAAACAGCGAAAGATAAACCGAAGTCGATAAACCGCCGGACATAGCAACCAACCCGTCCACGACGCAAATATCACCGTCGTCGTCGGTCTGAGTTAAAACTATATCGCCTTGCTGTGCCATGTTTTATGTTCCCGGTACTGGGGCGCTTCCGCCGTGATTATGGGTACTGAGCGTCACGTTTTGATTATCCGCCGTCACGTCGTCGGCGTTCAAAGTTCCGCCCGTGACTATATTTCCGCCCGTGTCTATGGTAACACCATTAACAACAAAGTCACCACCGGCCTCAAGCTCGAATGAACCGCTGCCGTTATCGCCTTTAATCGACCCGTCCGCCTTGGCGTCAAATGTAGCGCCCGGTGTGGTCACAATCGAGCCGCCATCAGGCCGAAGCAATACCGAGCCGTTATCGTTCGAGATTACCGCCGTTCCGTCGTTCTTCAGCCAGACTTCAACCACTACCGCACCGGTGTCAGCGTCCCGAGCATATATTCGTTTATCGCCTTTCTGGGCTTTGGGCGTGTTCTTTGGGTCGAGGTAACCTGTCACCGCCACCCGTCCGGTTTGTTGAACATCGTGCCCTATTGCATAATCAGTTTCGAGCGGGTACGAATCATCGCCTGCGGGCGCGAAATGTTCTGCCGTTACATTAGGGCCTCCGCCGGTATCGATTTGAGTATCGGAAATTTTAGCCCCGTTTCGCTCAACTCGAAAAAATGACAATACGCGGCCTACCCATCCCATGGTAAAACCTCCGGCACTTGGCCACTAAATGAGCCAGGTATGACGAGATTTAAAACGGCGGTCTCCGCACTTCGCTCTCTTATGAACTCAACGCTCCGAACAATAAACGCGTACTCGGAATAAACCATGGCGTCACGGGCGATCAAAGTTATCGTAGAATTTGGGGCCCAAAGGTTGCCTGAAGGATTGCGCCACGTTGTCAACGTTATGGAATACGAAGCCGCATTGCCAAACATTCGACCGGCTTTAGATTCGACGGCACCTTTAACGTCAGCGGCTACCGCGTCGGAAGCCTCAAAAGTGATCGGCCTTACTACGCCGACTAGCCTCGGATTCTTAACGGTAAACTGCGAACCGGCCAGACCAACTAAAACCGGCTCAAGTCCGGTGATGTGGCTGTAATACTCTTGCGGACTGAAAAACGGCGTAACAGATAGCAGCGGCGATTCGCCTTGCCGTAATTGTGCGACCGGTTGTCTCGCATCGGTTGACTTTAAAAACAACAGCTCGCCGAGTGGAGTACTCGAGACTATCAAGTTTCGCTGCTTCGCCAAGTCCGCTAAAAATGATAAAACTTTCTTTCCGGGCGTTAAGGCTACTCTGTCAAATACTGCGCCCGGTTCGCCATCAAATACCACTTTAAGGCCAAAGAGCCCCGCCACCTTGTTGGCGATATCACGTAAATTTTGATCGTTAAATTCTAACGGGAACGCACTGGCCGGAGCCGTACAATCGTTAAGCACTCCGGGTAAAGAATACGCGCTTACTGATACGACTTTTCGTGCAGGGTCCAGGACCGGAACAACGCCGACCATGGTGCCGGTGAATAGCGGAATGCCGCCCACCGTAACATTGGCGGATTTATACGAGAAAGGCCGGAAGGTTTCACGAAAACTAGCAACCTCTGAATCAAAAGGTGCGAGCAATTCCATAGTGTCCATAGCGTCAATTGCTCGGGTAATCCGAATGCTTTGCCAAAAACGAAAACGCTCACCTTCAATTAGTACCGCAGTTTCGTTCTCTGAGCCCGCCTGAGCTTGCTGGGGTTGGTCAATCGGGGTACCGGGTAAAGCAGGCACAACTAAAACAATACCTGCGGAAAACGGCTCGCTGGTGCCGGGGTTGGCTTCCCGAAGTCGGGACGCTTCTACCTCAGTGCCGTAAACTTTACGCGCGACCGCCTCGAAGGTATCTCCGGCAGAAGTGTTATACGTAGTAGACAATTTCACGCCCCTTCGGAAGTTCTAAAATTTCAGAGCCTGTTAAATTATTTGAGCTAATCAAGAAGTTTAACTGGTCATCGACGCTGCCATAAAGCTCGGCGGCTAAATCTACGATGGTTCGATTACGGACTAAAACCACCCGTCGTTCTTGTTTTAAGTTGAAAGAAATTTGAACCAAAAAACCTGCCGTCAACGCGACCGCTTCTTGTAATTGCTGGTACGCTCCGCCGGTATCGACTTCACTTAAAGATTGAAAATTATCATCCCGCCAATCGGTAACATCGCTAAGTTGTTGGAGTACGGCCTCGGCGGCTTGCAGTGCTTCGGTCTTGGTGGTGAATTGGTTATTAACGACCGACACGACTGAACCCGTAACATACGTCGAAGCGTACAGGTCGTTGGTGTGAAAATCGTTTGAGTTTCTAGCATCATTACCCGGCGAAACAACCGCGCCGTCTCCGGTGATCAAACTATTTGCAAGGTCAGAATACGCGGTTAAACGTGCCTCGATATTGGCCAACGCTCTGGCCGGTGCTTGAATCATCTGGACGGTTTGAAAAGCCAACGTAAGCGGTTCAGATACCAGAATGTCGATCCCTTGGTTAATCGAATCAACGATGGCGCCAAACTGAGTCCGAACGTCGTCTTGAACATCTGCTATTGCCTGCAAACCGGACGAAGCCGAATCGAGCAAAGATTGATACGAATTTTTAAAAGTGGCCTGTTCAACAGCAGAGTCTAAGCTAGTGATTACCTCGAATTCACTGGCCGCCGCATCGTTGTACTCACTTACCGCCGCAAGAACAGAAGACGCAGGGTCTTGTTGGTTGGTCGGGTAAACTAAGCCAATAGTATTCCAGAAAGTCACCTCCATTACGGTTTGATTTGCGCCAGTCTTTAAATCGTCCCGCGTTTTAATCTCTCCGAACGGCACAACATCAACCGAGCCATAAAATGGGTGATCGAGTTTACCGGTGCCAGTTTCAAGCAAAGCGTCCTCGAATGCTTGCGCCTCTAAGTCGTGGTCGTTCCCCCAGAAAAACACCCGTAAAGGGTAACGTCGTCCTGAGTGGCCAAGGTCTTGCACGTAGGTTCCGTTAGCGTCGGGAAACTCAAAAGCCGTCGTTTTCTTTTCGACTGTTTTCGATACATTTTCATAGGCGAACGTTAAACGAATACCTGAAGGCGGAGTGTATGCCGCTTCTCTTAATCTATCATTCCACGCCATTAGAACGCCCCTGAAGGTTGTAAAGTTATTCCTGCGCCAAGTTGGCCGCCTGTCACTTCGGCGCGTCCTGTCTCGTCGCGTAAAGTCACCTCGGCGGTACTTGTTGAACGTTGTTCGTCAATCTGTCTGGCTGTTCGATCTTGAGGGCTAACCACAGCGGCTTTCGCCCTGGCACTGTCCGCCGCTTCATCATCATCGAATCCGAAGAACGATGCTACGCCTGAACCGATAGCCTTAACGGTATTGATTATTGCAGTCGCTTTGGCAATGACCTTATCGACGATTCCCGTTATGAATCCGAGGGCGCTCTCAAAACCGGCCACAATGCCGTCCCATAGTCCGCTAAAGAATTCTTTGATTGGCTCCCAGTGTTTGATAATTAACGCCGCTGCCGCGATTAACAGACCGACCGGCCCTAGTAGTATCCCGATCCCCGCCACTATAATGTCCATGGCCTTGCCGCCTTCCATAAAACCTGCCACCAAATTCTCCCACCAGAATATCAATGCGGCTATGGCGGCTATAAGGGCGATCACAGCTAAGATAATTAAGACGACAGGATTGGCGGCCATGACAAGATTAACTAGTGTCAGGATGCCGATAAGCGTTTTAAGGATAATGGAGAAAGTCACAAAGACCGCTAATCCCGTAGCTATACGTTTTGTCCAAATCACGATGTTTTCAAAGTTGTTGATTATGTCAGCGAGGAACTGACCAATATCGGAAGCTATAGCCTCCTCGTTGACGCGTATCCAGTCCGTCATTCTTTCAATTGCATCGTTTAGCGGCCCTTCGGTCATGCTGAACATTGTTAGCTTTACGCCTTCAATAGCAGAAGACAGCGCGTTCAATCGACCCTGCAAAGTATCTCGCATGATGTCCGCCATTTTTTTAGTAGCGCCAGCCGAGGCTTCCAATTCTTTTCGGAAGTCTTTCATGCTATCCGCTGCATTGGTTAAATTGATGGCCGCCGCGATTGGTATCTTTCCGAATATCTCGTTGAATACCTGCAGGCGTGTTTGCTCTGGTAGTTTTTTAGTTGCCCGGCTGAAATCTTGGAACACGTCAATGGCGTCTCGGATATTTCCGTCTGCATCGGCGGTTTCAATACCCAGGCGTTTCATTACCTTAGCGGCGGCGCTGCCTGGTGCGTTAAGCGATAAGAATACGTTTTTAAGGCCAGTGCCCGCCCGAGTGCCTTTAATACCCGCGTCGGCCATTTTAGCGGCAAACGTGGCGATAGTTTCAAGACTCTGGCCAGCGGCGACACCGACCGGTCCGCCTTGTTTGATAGCCTCGAACATTTCCTCAACGGACAGGTTCGCGCTTGTTGTTGCTTTGGCGAAAACATCAGTAATACGGGTTAAATTTTTCTGGTTCTGGGCGGCGTCTTTGGTGAGTAAATTAAACGCGCCGAGAGAGTCCGTCGCAATGTCGGAAGCCGCGCCGAGGTCTATCTGTGCGACGGTTGCTAAATCAACTACACCCGGAAGCGCCTTGATCGCCGCTTCGGCACTAAAGCCTGCCATGGCCAAAAAGTTAAGAGCCTCCGCCGATTGGGTGGCGGTGAATTCTGTGGTTTTGCCTGTCTGACGTGCGGCATCTTCAAGGGCTTTAAACGCCTTCGTGCCTTTTCGGATCTCACCGGGGAATTTGACGGCGGCATTGACTAACGTTTGTTCAAATTGAGCACCAGTACGGATTACGTCCGCCATGGCTCCGCCGATAAATACGAGAGAAAGCGCGGCCACTTGAGCACCACGTTTTAAACCTCTGCCAAATTTGTTGACGGTACGATTGAGTTTATTGAATCCGCGATTCATGCTGCGGGTGAATTTCCCGACGCGGTTTTGCATCCGAGAGACGGGAGCCGTTACACGATCTATTGCTTTAAAAACGGCTTCAACGCTGAAACGACCTGCCATTACTTCGCCCTCGGCTTAGTGTGCTCGGTCAGCTCCGCGCGCAAACCTTCAAAGAAAAAACGTATCTCCCGTGCCTTGAGTGTTCGCGGATCAGGCAGTCCCGGATAATCTCGGCAAACCTGCAATAACATTTCGCCATAAACAGGTTCAAATGTATGACCCCGTTTTGGGTGCCTAAATTCAGCACCCTGCCGAACTAACGAGGTCTTGACTAGTCCATGAGTAGCGCAAAAAGCGCCTCGCAAACTTTAACATCGGTGCCGACTAGGCCAGCAAAAACGCTTTGATGTACTCGACACATCTGCGCCATAACCGCGTAGGTTTTTGAAACGTCATGATTCTTTTTCTTGCCGTCCATCGCCATCAATGACGCGCCGGTTCGTTCGTGGAACGTAATGGCGTCGGTATGCTTAGAACGTTTATGGCTTGGCGTATACACCGCCTCACCTTTGTCGTTAACTATTAAGCTGCCTTTTTGGATAGCTCGAACTATTTTGCTTTTTTGCTTATTGAATGCGGTTAAATCTTCCGCGTCCATATCTGCGGTGTCTAAATCTAAATCCATTTCTTCAACGAAGCGATCAAACTCTTGCTCCGCTGTTTCTTTATCAATTACATCGGTCATGATTTTTGCCCTATTTTAAATATGGTGCCACGCCCTCGCGAACGAGATAGGGTTAGGGCTCCCGCGCAGCGTAGTGTGCCCTATAGTTTTTGCTTACTGTTTGGTTAAAACGCCCGGACCCATCAGAGAAACCGCTGCAGTTGCATTCTGGCTACTCGCTTGAGTTTCGCCAACAATCTGCAAGGTCGCTTGATACGTCGCACCGGATGCGTATGTGATCGCTCCCGGAAAGAAGTCGTTTCGATTTGAAAGTTCTTGAAGGAACTCTTGGTCGGCGCGATCATCGTCAATTTCAACCGTTAACCCGTCGATGCTTAGCGGTACGCGAGTCTTTATCAAACGCGCGGTGCCGTCACCATTGGACTGGACTTCATTCTCGAACCCGCCTAGTTTTCGTTGAGCCTCGGCATCAGCGGCAACAGGAAAGTTGCGACCGTCGAGGGTAACTGATTCAATACTGCCGCCTACTGCTGCCATGGTATTCTCCTTAAATTATGCTACGACTTGAGATTGGCCAAAGAAAAAACCAAAATTCAAATCAACTGAGATGATGTTAGTGTTTCCGCTTAGCTGTACCGTTGTGGCTACGTTTAAACGCTTAGGGTTGCCCGAGTCTATCTCTGCAAAGGTGTTTGCCTTAGCGGTTTCAGGGTCACTTATGATCGCATTCAAGCCTAAACTATCCAACATTGACGAAACTGCGGCGACTGCCGCTTTCGGCTTCTTAGCGTCTCGGTTGGTTGTTGGCTGGTCGTCTGGGATCAATGGAGCGCCGTCCCATTCAGCCGTTGCAAAAATCAAGTCCAAATTGAAAATAATGTTCTGCAGCTTAACGATATCGACAACAAAGCGATACGCTGGGATAGGGTCGCCATCGGGATGGTAGAAAGTAATCGTATCCGCGACATTAACCACGCCGTCTTTGACTTCGATTGTTGAGCTTCCGCCCTTAACTGCGACGTCTCGGTCAACGTATGTCCATTGCTCGCCGTCGGTGCCGGGCGTTAAACCCGTAGCCGGTTGGCTGCCATAGTCGCGAGGCGGATTATTGTTTGCCACAACGACAATGCGAGCCAATTGGCGCGCCGCCGTTACGAACGGCAAATCGTTTGAACCTGGAGCGACTAATTGCGCGTTGGTTCGATCTGTTTTTCTTGCATCAGGGATTGCTGTTGCCGCCGAAACGGTTGTCGCGGTATTGCCCGTGAAAGCGATCATAGGCTTACGAGTTAACGCGCCCCAACGACCTTCGCCAAATGTTGCAAATTTGCCGAGTGTGGCCGTGTCTGCGATATCCATGCAGTTTAAAAACATTGTTTCCCAGACATCACCGACTTGCGTTAAAGCGTCGTCAACATCAGGATTAACTAATCCGCCAACCGGTTGAGTGAATGCGAAAGTAGATCCTGCTGTAGTGGACCCGATAACCTCGATAACTAAATCATTTGCGCCGGTTCCTTCCCATTTGGAAGTAACCTCGACAACGCCTATCGCCGATGTAGCTGTGACGGGCATGTTAAGCGAAGCATTAATCGCCGCCGCCGCTTTTACTGCCGCATCTGTTACGGACTCCGCCGCATCAATAACGAAGGTTTCAGAATCAATATTATTGATCCGAACTATATAACTTGCCGCCTCGGTTTGAGCGCCTGCGATGGTGATGTCACCTACCGACGGAGCACCTGAAGCATCATCAACAAGCGGATAAACTGTCAAAGGGATCGTCCCGATGCCGTCACCGTTTGTTGGCATTAATTGTAAAGCCGCTAAATGAAGCGGAGAACCAAAGCCGTAAGTTTGCGCGACTTCAAGTGCGCTCGTTACCTGCTGTTTAGTTGTAGCGTAAGTTGAGGCGGTTGAGCCTTGGCCAACTAGCGCGATACGTTGGGGCAAAAGTAGAATACTCCCGCCGCGTAAATCTTTAAATTTCGTCGCAATGCCGACCACACGGGCTACGGCGGACGCGTCAACTGCTGTACTTATAGACATGTTAAGTTCTCCTAGGTTGTGTAGTCGTAATCGGCCTCGACTATTAATTGGCCGTCTTCCGTTCTGTTCACATCAACGGAAAGTAATTCCAAAGTCTCCAACGGTATTTGCGGGGAGAACTCGTTGAATTCTACTCGAAAAGCGAGTCGAGCACCAACTATCTGTTGCATTTGGTTTGAGTCTTGTTGCGGCTGAAAGATCGTTATCGCCTGGACCCACCTCCGCCATACGGTGCCGCGAAGACCTAAATAAGTGTACTCCGCCGCCATTAAAATATTTCGTACTAACCTGACCGCTCTATGGGCTTCAAAGCCAGCTTCACGATCTCCGGGGATATGCCCTCCGTTGGGGTCGTCTGCGCTTTTGCCATATCCGTAACAATCGATGTTATAGACGGCCTCTGATTTTTGACGCTCGATAATATTACTGGACTTCAAATCAAAGTTTGAGTTATCCCACCAAACGTTAACAATAGGACTCTCATCGGTTTGGTCGTTTAAAAAGCGTTCCCATGGATTTGACCGTTCTGAGAAAACTTGAAGTTCCCAATCGTCAGGATTTTTCGACGCGGCGGTAGCTAAAACCATCTGGCTTGCTACTTCTATCGCAAGTATCGCGGCGATTTGGTCGCGGATAACTTCGACGTTATCCTGTTTATCAATTAATGCTGCAATGGTCATGGCTGGTAAAGCTCCAACACGCAAACCACTAAACCGAGTGCTCGATCGGGATTTGAAAGCATAACTTTAAATGTGAAGTTGTTCCCGTTTATATCGTCAAAGGCAATAAGCCACGGTTTTTTTGTAGCGTCTGCGATACCTTGAGGAAGTGCCAAACCGGCAGTCGTCAAAGATGAAATACGCAAAGCAACGGAAGCGAGGCGACCTGATAGGACTTGTCCGGTATCTGGGTCGATAACCTGCGCGATATCGTCAGAGAACCCCGTAAGCGGTTGAGCATTGCCTGTGGGGTCTGTGACGGTAATCGGCCAGCCGAAGCCAGTAACGCCATCCTCAAGGATAACGCCAAGGTCTGCTTCGGCTAACTGACGAAGGCTCATGTTTAGCCTTTAGCTACATGGCCAGACGTAACGAAAGCGTCAAGCGCTTCTTTTCCACCAGCGAGATCTTTGGCTGTAATCTCTGAGTTATCCGATAAAATTCCACGGCGTGTTGTGATCGCTTTACCGACAGGCACGTAATACTCCGGGAGTTTTTCAGCTTCGGCTTTTTTGGCCTCGGCTTGTTTTTTAGCTAGTAGTGCTGCCGCCGCTGAATCTTCTTCGGCTTGCGCTTCTAATTCTTTAAGCTCGAGTCTTTCTTTCTCGGCTTTTGCCGCTTCAATTTCAGCGTTCATTTCTTTCAAAATTTCCGCACGTTGTGCGTTATTTGCATCTGATACGTCCGGCGCATCTACGCCCAATGTTTCAGCCGCTTCATTAATTGATGCTTCTAAATCTTTATTGCTAGGCATAATCTTACCCCTATTTTAAGTTTAAAAAAGTGCCGCCCACATGACAAGGCGGCAAACGTAGGATACCAAATTACAACTGAGTATCTAAACAACCATAAGTATCGATGGCCGTTGGGATCATCAACGGACGCGCACCCACTCCGCCGAACAATTGCTCGCCATCAGCGGACAACCAAGCGTTAGTGAATAAATCCATACCGCCAGCCGTGTTATTGATTCGACCTGGCAATTCAGGCAATAAGCTAGTCTGCTGATTACCTAACAACGCCCCGATGTTCGGAATAGCGCCAAACGTCGCATCTAATCGGCCTTGACTGTCACGAATGACGATCTTACCGGTATCAATGTACGAAAGTTTGTTGCCCGTCTGAGGGTCCTTATATCGTCCCGCATACGTCCACATCTCATAGCGATAGTTACCTAAACGAATCCAGCCCTGGAACGTTGCTCCATTGCCGCGCGATTCAGGTGCTACGCCACCAAGTTCGATGCGTCTCGTATCTAAACGAGTCTGAACGTCTGTGTCACTGATGAAGTTCTCAAAAGCGTCGATGCCGAAGATAAGTTGATCAGGGTCGCCCAGACCATCGTTTCGGATAATCTCACCCAAAGCGGTAAGGTCAGCCATTTTCTGAGCACCAGTAGCAGACGCCCAAGAAGTTCCTGCAGTCGGAAAGTGTGTTGCCTTCGGCTTATAGTCGAGCGTATAAAGCGCGACGCCGTTAATATCCGTCAACGTGACAATACCGGTCTGCAAAACCTGCGAGGCTTGCAGCTCGACTGAACGGCGAATTTTACGCTCGATCTTTGTCATGCCGTTAAAGAGGCGCGTGATTACGTTCGCTCTAAAATCTGGCGATTCAAACGGATTCTCACCCGGCATACGCTTAATCAGATCGTGCGAATTAATCGGCAACGCTTCTTTGTGGATAGGCGGTTTAAAGCCTTTGTTGGTGTATAGGTCTTCCGAGTTCATTCGGTAGCCTGTACTCAAATCCTGAACCACTATCGAAATATCTTCATCACTACGAACAATATCGATTTCGACTTCTTCGGTAGTGTGGAAATTTTCAGGCGGGCTTTGGAAAAAACCGGATAGGAACAGCATCGGCTGAGCCATCTGGTTGTAAACACGAATCATACGCGTTGTATTAGAACCACTCATGTCCGCTCTCCTATTGGTTATCTAAAATGTTAAGTTCTTGCACATCAATTGAAACAAGCGAATAATCGCGCAATTGATCAAGAACTGCATTATCAACATTGGTGGCATCGCCATCAGCATCAATAACTAAACGTTCGGCACGTACCGAACCCGAAACCATATCGCGTATAGCAATATCGCCTGCACCCGTTGAAGCAACTTCATAAGTTAAAATCGCTTTAGGAATACCATTCTCGTTGGTAACGCCGCCCTTAACGAAAGGCACCAACTTTAGCGAGATAGAATCACGCGCCAGAATAGTTCCTTCCAAAACGGTTACTGCGCCGCCAACGGTCAGTAAATCATCACGGAACTTTCCTTCTTCAAGGATGATGCTCCCGATATCTACGTTTTCAATTCTAATGTTAGCCATGTCCGCTTACTCCTCTGTATAGCCGAGTTTAGCAGCAACTAGGTCAGCAACATTACTGTCACTGGCCGAAGCGTTGTCGCTATCGTCCGCGCTATTGGCGGCGTTACCTGCATCATCGTCGTCACTTTGACGGTTAGCAGAATCGCTTCGGTTCATGCCCGCAGCCATATACGTTGCCTGTAAATTGGCGGTCATTCCTGCCCCGTCCTTTACGGCTGTAATAGCTGTGTTCATGTCGCCCGAGGCTTCACCCATGGTTAAATGCGCCGACACACGGTCGCGCTCTTTGGTTGCCCCATCTTGCATAGCCGCCGCGTATACGGCGGGATGCTGGGCTTTCAGTGTTGAAAGATCCATATTTCCGGTCTCCGGTTTTAATCCGCCGCTGGCGGTGGTTGGTTTAGTACTCTTAACTATTTTCAACGGGGAACCCGCTATGGCGTCAATCATACCGCGTTTTAATGCCGCTTCCGCCAAGAGTGTAGCACCTTGACCAAAGCGAGCGTTAACATTTTCGACTGTAGTGTCTCTGCCGGTGGCAATCGCATCGGCGAATATTTCGTGCATGGCGTCCAATTCTTCCCGAACCATGGCCTTGCCTTCTTCTGTGGTAACGTCTGGGCGTTTCTTCGGAGCGGCGGTACTTGTGATCGTGACTTCGTTATCTTCGACCCCAATCGTGGCCGCTACGCCAATACTTCCAATTCGTACAGCTTTGTTTGCCGCTTCGATTGAATCAGCTTTAGCCGCAATAGCGAAAGCCGCCGAAGCTGCTGTGCCGGTTACGTTAACTTTTAAAGGTTTACTAAATGTTTCAATTGCTGCCAAAACGTCAAACAGTCCCTCAAAATGGCCGCCGGGACTATCCACCGCAATGGTGGCGCTTTGGACACTATCATTCCTGTCGGCTTCTGCAAGTGCTGAAATTATTTCAGGGTAGGTAGTATTTCCACCGCCAAAAAGCATAGCGAAAAAACTTGGCGCTTTCGTGAGTACGCCTTTGATTTCTATTTCTGCTTTATCATCAACAACGGTTAGCAGCCGATTGCGAGGAGTGCCATCTTCGTTGAAAGCGTTAAACCTGGACTCGAACTGTATTTGTTGCTCAGCGGTAGGCATCACGCCATTGCGCTGTGCCTGCTCAAGAGCTTCACGTACTGCTGTTAGAATTAGCCACATAATTTGTCCTTTTCTCTGGGGGTTATAATAAACTATGATTTGTCAATAGTACAGCAAGGTTATTTCCCGCGAGTGTATCTGGCAATTCTACTCGCTTTGCTGCTAAAGTCATAGCACCTGGCTGGATAAAGATTTCTTCCTTATCCCCCTCACCTATTCTGATCAATCCGTTAGACGTAATATGCAACGCCTGCTTGATTGCTTTCTTCAGCAAACCTAGCGAAGCAATGCCTAAAGATTTCAAGCTCATTGGCGCGTCACCGTACTGGTTGTCTCGCCGTCTCCCGTAATCACTTGATCAAGACTATTGTCCTGAGTTTTACGGCTGGCTGGCGTCACGGTCATCGGGTTTCCGAGTTCTAGTCCGTGTAGCTTATGAATGTCCGTGGTTAGTGTGCTGGTCGTCTTGTCGACGAGAGTTGTACCTGCCGAATTATTATTTATTTTAACATCGCCAGTAACGACTAGACCGCCAAGGGTGCAACTGGCGTCAATAGTAAGCTCTCCTTGCGCAAAATGTAAATGAAGAACATCCCCCGCATGATCCATGTTGGTAACAATTAGGCCGCCCGTTATGTTATGCACGGCGGCTTGCGAAGGCTGCCCACTGTTCATACTAAGCGTCCAAGGTTGGGCGGCAATCGCAGGCGCAACTCTCGATATGAATAAATTACTGTTAGGCGCGACTGTCAAAGTTCCCGCAGCAGTAACAGTAAGAAAAACACCTGCCATTCCAGAAAGATTCACAAGCGCCGATTCATTAGCTTGCATTTGGCCGGTATAGCTACCTGTCACTTGGCAACGCCGGACGATAGTGTTGTCCATTATTTGCCCGTTTAAGTCAATGGCCGGGACGCCAACGCCGTCAATCACGAAGTTTTTAAGCTGCCTATCAACTACCGCATCAGCCAGTAAAACAAGGTTAACTAAATTATTTTCTTCGGCGTAATCAACCGCCGCCGTCCAAGTGTTAAATGGTGTTTGCTGGTATCCGTTACCTGCGGCTAGCTTTTCAGTGTCAATGAACACCGACCGAACGACTTGGCCGTGTACGTCTGACAGTTGAGTTTGTTGCGCAATGGACAGGGTGTTGCCTTGAGTTAGCTGAGCAACCTCCGAACCGTCGGTCAATATGACTATCGTTCTGCCTGGTCTTGGCTCGGCTAAGGGGACTGTTTCATCGTTAGGAACGAGAGTTCCGATCAAAGTTAAAACATGATCAGAATCGTGAGGAAGTATTCGCCAACCTTCGATACCGTTACGAAGACGAAAGAAAACTGGTTCGGTGCGTCCTCCGCTGGTTTCTTGGCCTGCCGTCTGGCTAGTGATAAACGGGAACCGGTGCGACCGTTCATCATCAGCGTTAAGCTCCCAGTCCTCTTTTCCGTCACTATATAAATCGACGCGTATGTCAATCGTCGAAACACCGTTAACCGGCGGCTCGATTATTTCTATACGTCGGTTGGTGACATCAAATATCGCCTTTGCGGCCATGGTTTAATGCTCCGTGGCAGGCGTTTTTTTT